TTCCTCATCGCCCTCCTTGACGGAAGTCTGAAGCGCGGCGAAATCCTTGTAAATGTCCCTGCGGAATTTGATGCGGTACATTCTCGGAATCGCAGCGCTTGCCTTGAACGGCACCTCGATGCCGTCAACTGTGATGTTTTTCTGAATAGCCATGTGTCCCTCCTTATTCGGCAGCAGCAGTACCGCTGATCTTGGAGGTGCTTGCAGTCCTTGTGCCGCTTCCGCCTGTGTTGGTCGTGCTGTTGGTAGCTGCCGCAGTCGGAATATAGACGGAGCCGTACCAGTTGTCGTAGGTGGTCTGATCGGTATTTTCGCAGGTCTTGGACTTCACCAGACCGGAAGGCAGCGCGGATGCCGTCAGCGACAGTGTCTCGGTCTTGACCTCGGTGCTCTCCTCCACAGTGCTGCTCTCTGTTGCGGGACGGGATGCCGAGCAGCAGTACAGCACATGACGGATCTTGTTTTTATCGCCGGAGAACTCGAAAAGCAGCGCAAACTGCGAAGTCTCCGCGTCATTTCGCTCGACCAGAACGCCCTTGCTGTCAAGCTGTTCACCGAGGATTTCAGTTGCAAAATCGGTGGTGATGAGTGCCACCTCCAGATCGCCGGTGTAGCCTGCGTTGTTGTTGATGACATAGTAAACGGTATCATCGGCGTAGAAATTCTCGTTTTCGCCATTGGCATCGATGGAAAGCGATACCGCACCGGGCAGACGGACAGGCGTTGCAAAGGTCGGCACACCATCGTCCGACCAGCCGGTAATCTTTGCCCAGTGAACCTTGTTCAGACCGAACTTGACCTTGTTCTTCTTCAGAGCCATTGTTATACCTCCATTTCGTACAGTACCTCGTAGAGCTTTTCGCTCCCGATGTAGGTTTCGGATTTCGTATAATAAATGTTGTGCTGCAGCAGCACTTCCTTCAGACGAGCTTCGGTGTCGGGCGACTTTTCATCGGTATACAGTTCAATATCAAGCTGTTTGAAGCTGTGATACATCAGGTCGTCTGCGCCGAAGGTGTTCTCGCCGGGGGAAAGAAAAATCAGGAAGGGCGGCTTTGGTGACTCTCCCTCCGCAAAATGATGGTAGGCAAATGGGAGCCCGACCTCCATCATCATTTCATTGATCTCTTCGTATGTCATGACAGCGCCCCCTCGATCAGTCGTGTGAGCATTTCCTCACCGTGTGCCTCCGCAGGAGCGATATGCGGCTTGCCGGGAACACGACCGCCTCCTCGCTTTGCATGACCTTTCTCCAGCAGATGTGCAAGCTGGTACCGGTCTTTGGAATGCGCAGTCATTTCCAGTGTATGGCTGTTTTCCTTCGTTTTCTTGGTCGCCCAGCTTCGTGCATATTTGCCGGTACGCTTTGGCGCGTGGTCGGAGATTTCCTTCCTTACTTCGGTTGCAGTCTTTCGGACTGCTTTTTTCATTTCTGTATCTGCAAGGTCGGCGTATTCCGTCAGTCCCCGCATGATCTCAGCCGCCATATCGTCAATCGAAGTCATCCTGTTCACCAGCCCTTCGTGTACCCGCCGTGATTTTCATATAATCCAGCGATTTATAATTCGGCAGCACACCGTCAATGTTATACACCAGACCACGGAAGCGCAGCTTGTGCGTCGTGGGATTGATCCTGATGGTATCGGGTGTCTGCCGGACAATAAATTCCAGCGATACGCTTTCCTTCGTCACGCCTGCATCGGTCGTTTCCGAAGAGCCTTTCACGGACACGGCAGCCCAGCAGGAGAAAACTTCCTCCCACCGGGCTTTGTGGTTGCCGATGCCGTCTATCTTCGTGCTGTGTTCGAGCAGGGCGATGCGCTGGTTCAGCGTTCCGATCTCCATCAGATCACCCCTTCCCGCTGCGCAAATAACAGCGACCGCAGCGACAGTGTCAGCTTGTGGTAGTCCGCGCCATTTCGGTTCTCATAGAGGTACGAAACAGTATACAGCATAGCCTGCCGGGTGGTTTCCTCATTAACCGCAAGCGCACGATCGTCCATTCTGCCGACATCCTGCACGAGCCGCTTTGCAGTATCGATCAGGGAGAGGATGAGCTTGTCATCCTCACAGTGATCGACACGAAGATAGTTTTTTGTTTCCTGCAGCGTAATCATATCACGCGCCCTTGATGGCGAGTGTCTTGATGGCTTCCGGAAGGATGAGCTTGCCGTCCAGTCTCTGGCTGGCAAGGAAGCCCACCTGACCGGTCATGGCGAAGAGCTCGTTCAGACGCTTGAAGGTACGACCGGTACGGTCTGCAATCCAGTAATACTTGAAATCGCCGAATGCCATACACTTGGCACCTGCCTCGATCTCCGGCACATAGACGGAGGTCTTGTACGGACGGTTGAGGATGGTGTCGGGAACACCTGCTGCCACGGACGGCTGCCAGATGTAGTTGCCGTTGTTGTCCTTCAGCTTGCGGAGCGCCTTGACTGTGCTGTCATTGAGCACCCAGACCGCCTTCTTGCGGTAGGGGCTGCGGAGCGAATAGAAGAGCTCCATGACATCATCGAAGGTGATGTTTGCACCTGCCGTTGTAGCGCCTTCCTCCGCGCCGCCGGTTGCATTGAAGATACCGGTAGGCTTGCCGACACCGTCGCCGACGAAGAATGCCTCCTCTTCCTTTGCACCGATACGTCTTGCGAACTCGCGGGCGATGTAGGAAGGCAGGTCGAACACGCTGTCGTTGAGCAGCTCCTCGGATACCTTAATGGCAGTACCGAGCTTGTAGGCAGAGAGCGATGCCTGACCGAATGCATCATCGGAAAGCGTGTACTGCTCCTCCTCGTCCATCCAGACCGCTTCACCCTTCGATGTAACGATCGGAATCTTGCGGTCGCCGTTGGAGGTCTTGATGACAGAAGCCATCTGACGGAAGATGTTCTCCTCCTCCAGTGCTTCGATCAGCTTACGCTCAAACTCGTCCGGCACAAGATAGCCGCCCTCGGAGTCCTCACCGATATGGAGGTCATTGCGGACATCCACCCAGTTACGGTTGCGGATACTGTTCCAGAAAGCCTTGCTGTACTCTGCCGATGCAGTACCGGTCTTTTCGGGTGCTGCGGTCTGTGCAGCAGGTGCGGTAAGAATCGGAGCAGAGGTCGCTGCCTGCATCTCCGCGCCCAGCGCCTGCTGTCTTTCAAGGCGCTGGATCTCCTTGCCGAGATCGACAATGGTCTGCTCCATTGCATCATAGGTCTTGCTGTCGTCCTCGGAAAGTGTACCGTCGGGACGGCGCTTGCTATCGAGGAAGTCGCGGGCGGTATCCCATGCCTTCGCTCTCTTTTCTCTCAGTTCCTGAATAGTCATACTATCATCCTCCTCAGTATTTCAGAAGTGCCAGCCTTTTCTCAAGCTGGTCAACGGGTACACCCTTATTAGGTGCTGCGGTTGCCGACACCTTCGTGAGAAAAGTGTCGATTGTGGTCGAAGGCGAATAGGTCATCGCCGTGAGGTTGTCCTCCTTTTCAGGTTCCTCCGGTTCTTCGGGTTCAGCGGGAACCGGCACACGCTTGCTGTCTGCAAAGAGAATGCCGTCCACGAAGCCCATATCCTTCGCCTTTTTCGCATTGAGCCATGTTTCGTCCGTCATGAGCTTTGCGATCTTGGCACGGCTCAGATGCGACTTGGTTTCGTAGGCATTGATGATGCTTTCCTTCACCTCATCGAGCAGGCGGATTGCCTGTTCCATATCGGCGCGGTTGCCCATCGCCACCGTCGAAGGATCGTGGATCATCAGCATGGCAGTCGGTGCGATGTATGTTTCATCACCCGCCATTGCGACGACGGATGCAGCAGAAGCCGCGATGCCGTCGATCTTGACCGTGACCTTGCCCTTATGGTTGCGGAGCATGGTGTAGATCTGCGAAGCGGCGAAGCAATCCCCGCCGGGAGAATTCACCCAGACGGTGAGGTTCCCACCGACCTTTGCCAGTTCATCACGAAAGAGCGCAGGCGTGATCTCATCTCCAAACCATGTCTCCTCTGCAATCGGACCGGTAAAATACAGCTCCGTTTCGCCGCTGTCGTTCTTCACCCAGTTCCAGAATTTATTCATCAGCATTTCCTCCTTCCTTGTAGAAAGCGCCTGCGTCCTCCAGCTTCGTAAAGCTGCCGTTGACCAGATACAGATTGCCGCCTTCATCATCCGGAATGGAATTCATATCCTCCAGCTCACGGATGTCGTTGGCAGACAACCAGCCGTTCTGACGTGCGGTCGCATAGCCCTGCATACGAGAAGCATAATCGCCGCGCAGCAGACCTTCCACATTGAATTTAATAAAATAGCGCCCCTTTTCCGAATCGGAAAGAAGCGCCTTCTGCATTCCCTGTTCCCAGCGTACCAGCCACGGATCAAGGGTGTATTTGACAAATTCGAGCGATTGCTGCTCGATGTTACTGAATGTTGCGTGCTCCAGATCGCCGATCATATGCAGCGGCACGCGGTACAGCCTTGCAATTTCCTCGATCTGGAATTTACGTGTCTCAAGGAACTGCGCCTCGTTATTGGGAATGGAAATCGGCGTGTACTTCATGCCCTCCTCCAAAATGGCTGTGCGATGGGCATTCCCGCTGCCATAAGCACGCTGCCATGCCTCACGGACACGTTCCGGATTCTTGATAACGCCTGGATGCTCCAGCACTGCCGAAGGAGAAGCGCCATTCGCAAAGAACGATGCACCGTATTCATCACAGGCGACCGCCAGACCGAGGGCATTTTTCGCCATTGCGATCGGGCTGTATCCGACCAGACCGTCAAAGCCCAGTCCCGGAATATGCAGCACTTCATCGGCAGGGAGAATGATCTCGCCCTGTTCCCGGAAATTCGGGTTGTGTTCGTCGTACCGGCTGTAGCGGTAAATCAGGTGGTTTCGCTCGTCACGATCAACACGCACCTTGTCCGGCATCAGCGGATACAGTCCCAGCACTTCACCTCTGCCGTTGCGGATGATCTGTGCAAAGGCGTTTCCGTAAATAAGCAGGTGGCTCATCAGCGTTTCCCGGAACACGAACGATGTCATTTCGGGATTCGGCTGATCGTGCAGCAAAAAATATAGCGGGTGCTGCGGCACTCGCTCCTTTCCCTTATCCGTGTACTGGTAGACGTGCAGCGGAAGCTGCGCCAGCGCCTCCGAAAGCACTCTCACGCAGGCGTACACCGCGATGATCTGCAGCGCCGTTCGGTC